GGCGTAGGACGGGGCCACTTGCCGGCCCGTTCGCCACGTGGGCCACCGTCGCGGGCGGGGGCGGAACCGGACCGGACAGCCGAAAGAAACTCTGTCCGGCTTTGCAGCTGTTCCCGGCGGCCTCTCTGCGCAGATTCCGCCGGGAAGGAACCATGCGGTTGGCCCGTCCCGCGCGCGCTCTGCCTGTCAACCGCAGAATGAGAGAGAAGAAGATGTACTTCTTCCCCCTTCTTGACCTTCTTCCCCTTCATGTTCCTTCCCCTTCCTGCGCGCGCGAATCCCTCGCGGGAGAACACACCGGAGGGGAATAAGGTGAAGAAGTACAAGAAGCCCTGAACACGATCCGGGGCGCGCCCCGCGTCGCCTCGCGGCACTCGACGATCTCGCCCGTCGAAATCAGGCTCTCGATCAGTTCCGACCGCTCGCGCCCGGTGAGGTGCTTGGTTTTCCGGTACATCAGCGTTCGGGTCAGGCCGGACGGGGAGGCCTTCAGGTCGCGGAGCAGGCGCTTGCGCTTGGCCTCGAAGGGCGTCTCGGCGATCCAGTCCTCGGCGATGGCCAGCAGACGCCGCGTCAGGTAGTCGGTGAGCTCGATGGCCCAGCGGGCCGCGGCCTCGTCGACGAGCAGGCCCTCGCGGTCGCGCGAGCAGGCGTGCAGCAGCGCGAGCTTGCGGGCCTTCTCGGCGGCCCTGGTCCACAGCGCACCCGCCGCCTCGGGAAGGCGGCGTCGCTCGGCGCGGGCCCGCCTCGTGAACTCCGACATGAGCGCCCGCGCGTTCTCGTCGTACGGCACGACCACCGGCGCGGGGTTCTCGGGGGAGAGGTTGCCGCCCGGCTTGAAGTCGCCCCACCAGCGGACGGAGGCGAGGATGGCTTCGGGGATCGCGTCGGGGATGCGGACCTCGACCGGGTCGGGGTCGGAGTCGTCGGTCTCGAAGACCAGCATCCGCGGCACGAACCCGTCGGTCAGGCTCTCGTGCGTCAGGCCGGCGCACAGGGACGCCCGCACGGTGGTCCCGTAGACGCACGCGTGCGGCTGGTTGATAGAGCGGTTGTTGTCGGCATCGGCGTAGGCGTCGCCGATGTAGACGCTGCCCGAGCTCGTGAAGAGCTTCATCAGCACGGTGGCGATGTGGTAGAGGTGCGGCGTGCGGGTCGGCTCGCCGATGGTCTTGAGCAGCCGACCGATCTCGTCGAGTTGGAACAGGATCGACGGCTGGCGGTGGACCGCCGAGACGACGCCCGCGTGGCTCGCCAGGCCCTCGGGGCCGACGTACTTGTCCATCGCCGCCTGGAACAGGATCTCCTTGTTGACCTGCCGCGCCCGTTCCTTGCCCCCACCAGTCTCGCACAGGGCGACGCAGTAGACGTTGGTCCGGGTGTTCAGTTCGTCGCGCACCTTGCGTCCGGTGATCGCGCCCATGAGCGCGATCGCCGCCGCCAGCGCCAGCGTCGGCTGGGGGTACATCGAACTGGCCAGCGTGAAGTCCACGACCTCCCCCAGCAGCCCGGGGACGCGCAACAGGTGCGGCGGGAACGGTCCCGGGTGCGGGAACGTGGCCTCCGCCGGTTCCTCGTGCGCCGGCGCTGCGCCCGCGAAGGCCGAGAGGTCCACGTCGCCGCCGTCGTCGGGCTCGGAGCCGTAGCCCTGGTGCCGCAGCGCCGAAGCGGCGGCCGCGAAGTCCCCGCCGTGCTCGAGCAGGGCGTACACCGCGAACGGCGCATACCCCTGCTGGGGCTCGAAGGGCGCGGCGCTGCTCGAGAAGACGTAGAAGACCCCGTCCTTGAGCGTCGCGCTCGCGCCGTGCTCCTTGCCGGGCCGGCACCAGTGCTCGTTCTCGCCCGCGCGGACCCGCCGCCAGCCGTGCGATTGGAGAAGTTCGCGCACGTCCCCGCGGGCGTTGAAGTCGTCGCCCGGGCGCACGCCCGCTGCCTGTTCTGACACCGACGAAACCGACGAAACCCCCTCCTCCCCCTCCCCGAGCACGGGGCGCTGGGGGCGGGGCGATTCGTCGAGCGCCCAGGCGCACCCGAGCAGCACGTCGCGCTCGTCGGCCGTCACGACCGGCAGGGCGCGCAGGTCGCCCAGGATCGCCTCGTACCCCGCCGTGGGCGCGCAGAGGAAGAGGCCGCCCTCGCCCCGCGTCTCGATGAGCGTGACCGCCTTGTCGCCGCCGCCCGCCGGGCCGGGGCGCTGGGCCAGTTTCAGGCTGCCGCACACGGGCGCCTCGCAGCGGTACGCGACGTGCCGCCCGCCGCGCTGCGACCGCTCGGCGTACAAGCGGGACACAAGGCCCGGCGCGTGCTCCTCGACCCGGGCCGCCCAGCGGTCGAAGAGCTCGCCGCGCTGGTCGAAGTCGATCATCTCGAGGTTGCCCGAGACCGCGCCCGTCACGACACACACGGGCGTGTCCGGGCCGAACCAGGACCGCACCTCGTCCTCCGTCGGCAGGCGCTCCCGGTACGCCTTCCACGTCGGCAGCGCCGGGCGCTTCTCGGCCAGGAGCGCCGGCATGACGCTCAGGCCCGCCCGGAGGCAGGCCAGCGCGACGTCGGGCGTGCTTGGCGATGGCGCTCCCATCAGAACGGAATCTCCTCGTCGGGGATGCCGTAGGTGGTGCCCACGGGCTGGGGCACGTCGGGCAGGCCTTCGTCGCTCTCCAGCCGCGGCGGCTTGTCGCCCAGGCGGTGCCCGACGACGCGGTCGTACTTCTCGCCGGCCTTGCGCTCGACGGTGACCGAAAGCGTGGGCGCGAGCGCGCCGGCCCGCGCGAGCTCGACGGCCTCCTCGGTGCTCGCGGGCACCGGTTCAACCGAACGGGCGCGCCACCACGCCTCCGCCTTTGTCCGCGCGTACCCGGTGTGGTCGAAGCAGACCCACTCACGCTGCCAGCGATTGAACCCCAGGCGGTACTCGACGCGCATGGTCGGCGGGGCCGACGGATCGTCGCGCTTGCGGTGGACGTGGTACGACGTCTCGCTGACGCGCTCCTCGGCGCGCGTCGCCTGGTCCGACAGGATGCCGACGCTCGCGGCGGTGGCCTCGTGCGTGCGCCGCTGCGGCTCGGGGAAGGCGTGCCCGCACTCCGGGCACGTCTGGTAGCCCGTCGCGATCAGCGCATGGCACCGCGGGCACTCCTTCGCCGGAGGCTCGCCGTCGCCCGCCCCCGGCTCCTTCACGCGGACCGCGTCCACCGGGCCGTGCCGCAGCACGTTACCGCCGAAGTCCAGGACAAGGCAGTCGGCCTTGCCGGGGTGCAGCCGGAAGCCTCGCCCGACCATCTGGTAGTACAGCCCCGGCGACATGGTCGGCCGCATCAGCGCCACGCAGTCGATGTGCGGGGCGTCGAAGCCGGTGGTCAGCACGTTGACGTTGCACAGGTACGTCAGTTCGCCCGCGCGGAACCGGCGCAGCAGCCCCGCACGCACCCCGTCGGGCGTGTCGCCGGTGACGAACCCGCACTCGATCCCGTGCCTGGACTTGAGCACCTCCACGATGTGCTGCCCATGCCGGACGCCCGACGAGAAGATCAGCGTGGCGCGCCGGTCCTTCGTGTGCTCGACGATCTCGGCGCACGCCCCCTCGACCAGGGCGTCCTTGTCCATGAGGTCTTCGACCTCGCTGGCGACGAACTCCCCGGCGCGGACGTGCAGGTCGCTGGTGTCCACCCGCTGCAGGCCCGCCTTCGTGCGAAGCGGCGAGAGGTACCCCTGCACGATCAGTTCGCGTACTCCGACCTCGTAGCAAATGTGGTTGAGGATGCTGTGGGGGGGCGGGGCGCAGATCGAGCCCGACTTCATGCGGTACGGCGTCGCCGTCAGGCCCACGATCCGCACCTGCGGGTTCACCGCCCTGGCGTCGGCGATGAACTGGCGGTACATCCCGTCGTCCTCGGCGGGCACCATGTGCGCCTCGTCGATGATGATCAGGTCCACCGGCCCCAGGTCGCACGCCTTCTTCCAGATCGACTGGATGCCCGCGACGGTGACGGCGTAGCCGAGGTCCTTGCGCTTCAGGCCAGCCGAGTAGACGCCCAGCGGCACCTCGGGCGCGATGTGCCGGAGTTTGTCGGCGGCCTGCTCGAGCAGTTCCTTGACGTGGGCCAGGATCACGACGCGGCCGTTCCACAGGTTCACCGCGTCGCGGCAGATGGTCGCGATCACCGGCGTTTTGCCGCCGCCCGTGGGGATGACGATGCACGGGTTGTCGTCGCGCTCGCGCAGGTGGTCGTAGACCGCCTGCACCGCCTCGTGCTGGTAGGGACGCAGTTCCACCGGTTCACATCTCCGAGATTTCGACGACCACGCGCCCGCCGTCGCGGGCCTCCGCACGCTCCACGGTGATGCGGTCGATCTGGCTGTCGTCGCCGTACACGCCCGCATGCTGCAGGGCGTCGAGCAAAGCCTTCTGCACGTTGTCCAGATCGCGCCGCCGCTGATCAGGTGGCGAGGCGGCGATCCGCACCGCCAGGCGACCCTCGACCCGCGGCGAGCCAGCCAAGAGCACCTCGCCCTGGATTCGCCGGCGGTAGCGCCGGCCTTCCCTGCTGATGAGCGTCGCGCTGCCCACGCGCCGGTAGTAGTGGTTGACGCTCGGCGGCCAGGGGAGCGTGAGGGTGATCATCCGTGATCTCCGTGGTACATCCGTCCCGACCCTCACGCTCCCCTCCGCTGGCGATCACCGCTTCCAGGGCGGTGGCGACCCCGCCCCAGCCGCCGGACGCCCCACCGACGGCGCGGCACCGCCCGCGCCCTTCCGGGCGTACCCCTTCACGACGTTGGTGATGTCGCCGGTGTCCTGGCGCTTCTTGCACCCGACGCTGATCTCCAGCGGGATGTTGTGGAGCTCGACGCTGTCCTTGGGGGCCATCACGCCCACGGCGCGGCAGATCGCCGAGAGCTCGGCCCGGGCCAGCTTCACCGTCGTCGGGTTTCCGTTCTCCAGGTTCAGCCGCGACCAGACGAGGCGTCCCTTCTGCGGGCCCTCGAGCACCTGGAAGGTCAGCTGCAGGAACTGCCCCTGCCCGGTCTTTGTGGGCTTCATTTCCGACTCGGTGATCACCGCGAGGTACTTGCCCGCGGGGAGGGGATCGAAGCCGACCGACGGATCGACCTGGTTCGCGTCGAAGTTGTTTAGATTCGCCATGAGGTTCAGGCTCCTTGCTCGGGTGCGGGTGCGGCGGCGTCCGGGGCGGTGTCGGCCAACGCGGGGGCGTCCTCGCCGCGGGCCAACGCGGCGTAGATGCGGTAATCGAGGGGGAACTCCTCGGGCAGGCCCAGCCGGTTCTTGGCCACGTGCGCCGGGCGCTCCGTGGTGCGGATGATCCGCTCGCCGGTACCGACGCCCTGGTGCTTCTTCTGCCCGAAGTTCTCGTCCACCTTGCGCGTGTGGACCTTGTACGTGGCGAAGAGCACCTCGTCGGCCCACTCCTGCACCAGCGCGCTGGCCAGCTTGTGCAGACGCGGCGAGTACCGGTCGTACGGCTCGGTCTCGGGGTTCTCGAACTTCTCGATCTTGGCGTGCGCGATCAGGATCACCGTCATGCCCCGGTCGGTTCGCAGCGCGTCCAGCCCGGCCAGCACCTCGCGCCATTTGTCGATGGCGAAGGCGTACCCCTTCGCGTACCCGATGTCCTCGATCGAGTTCACGTCGCGGTCGCGGCACACGTCCGCCCAGATCAGCCGCTCCAGCCAGTCGAGCGAGTCGATCACGACGGTGCGGTACTCGTGCTTGCCGGTGTAGAGCTCCGAGAGGGCCGCGAGCACGTCACCCAGCGACGCCGCCAGCGGGAAACGCTCGCACTCGATGTTGGCCAGGCCGTCCTCGGTCTGGATGAAGACGGGGCGCTCGGCCATCGAGCCGAACGTGCTCTTGCCGATGCCGTGCGTGCCGTAGAGCATCACGCGGCGCGGCAGGGCGGTCTTTCCTCGCTGGATTCTGTCGAGCAGTGGCATGGGGTCTCCTGTTCCGGGTTCAAGGTCCTTGGGGTACACGTCTTTGACAAAGTCGCCTTGTCCCAGCCGCACGAGCGGCAGGGGATTGGGGGGTTGGGGCCAGTCGGAACGCGGAGCGGTCACGCGACCCCCGCGAGCTCGTCCTCGACCGGTGCCGACGCGGCGGCCGGCGACGCGGGGAGCGGGGCGTTCACACGCGCGATGCTGAAGTTCCCGTCGCCGAACTCGTGGATGGCCAGACCCGTGAAGACGCGGGCCACGGCGCTGCCGCTCGGGGTGGTGCCGTCCACCGCGGCCACACGGCGCTCGGCGTTGACGGCGTACCCGACCTCGAGCCGGATGGCCGACTCGCCGTGCAGGCACCCGACTGCGAGGATTGAGAGGAGCAGGGTCTCCTCCACGTCCTTCATGTCGACGCCTTCCGTGAACTCGAACCGGTACACAGTCCTGGTCATGCGATCCTCCATGTGTCTGTGGGCTGGGGGAACTCGGCGGCTCGGGGACGATCGAGCGCCCTCACCCTTCTCCTAAGCCGGAGCCGGGCGAGTTGTCGCGCGTCACATGTACGAATCCAGCCCGGCGTCGGTAAACATCCGCCGCGTCTGCGCCAGCGACCGCATCATGCTGGAGCGGTTCGCGCCCATGGCGCGGGCCGCGTCGGACTGCGACTCCCGGCGCAGGTGGTCGCACGCCTGCCGCAGGCGCGGGCGCAGCCGGTCCACCACGACCTGCACGTCCAGTCGCACGTCGACGCAGCGGACCGCGTCGGCCGGGTCGGGCCGCAGCAGCGCGGCGGCTGTGAGCGGAAGGCTCGCGGGCCGCCGGCGGCGGGCGCGGATCAGCGTGCAGACGCGCGACCGCACGACCTGCTCGACGAACGCCTCGCGCGACGCCCGGGCCGGGTCGTACTTGGGCCAGCGGAGCAGCACCTCCAGCATGAGTTCCTGCTCGATGTCGCTCCGGCCCTCCGCGGCGTGGCGTGCGGACCGCGTGATCTGACGGGCCTTGATGCGGACCAGGCGGCGGGCGAAGTGCAGGGTGGCGGGGTCGATGGATGGATGGGCGATGCGCATGAGCCGGACCTTCCTGGCGGTGCCAGAAGGCCCCGGGGAGCGACAGGTCCGGCTTGGTGCTCCCCGGGGCGTGAATGGACGACGTGCGGGCCTGTCGTCCCCGACTGGCGAAACTTCGACGAAGTCACGACTCGATGGATTGTGAAGGAGCGGTTCGCGTGCAGAAGAAGCCCTTCCCGGTAGTCGAATAGGGGCATCAGTGCATGGGGACAAAAAACAGGACTGCGTTACGGATTGCAGTCGAAATTTCGATGGAGGTAGCCGATGCCGTCGACCCTCGTCACCCGCACGGTGCCATCAGTTCATATCATGCACCAATGGCATCCCTGGTACTCGAACTTCAGCAGGAGGCAGCGAGCGGCTCGACGGCCCTTCCCGATGTGCTGCGCAAGGCCCGGATGGTGGCAACGAAGCTGAAACTCGCTGAGATGAACGCATGGATTGAACACGAACTCCACGGCTATCCCCCCGAAGCGGATGTGCCGGAGTACCGGCAACTCCACGGCGACGTTCGCGCGCACAACCCGTACAACGGAGCATTGATGCCCATTCGCTTCACTGATCCCAGCCTGCAAGACATGCTCTCGTCGTGCACTATTCGACAGTCGATCGGCAGCCTCCATGAGGTCACAGGCAGCGCATCCGGATTCCTTCAGATGCCGTTCAGCGAGCAGCAGATGGTCAGCCTGCGGCAAATGCTCGGCCCCGACGACAGTGAGTGGATGATTCCCTTCCGCAAGTTCGACAAGTCACAGGTCACTGCGATCTTCGACGCCGTGAGGAACCGCATCCTTGACTGGACTTTGCGACTGGAGGCGGAGGGGATCATGGGAGAGGGCATGACGTTCACGCCCCAGGAGCGGGACAGGGCTGCCTCTATGACATCGATCAGCATTGGTTCAGTCGAGAACTTCCAGGGCGTCATCGGCACCGTGTCCGGATCAACTCTTCACGTCGACAATGTCGCTGCTGTCGATGCTGCACTGAAGACCCAGGGCTTCACCTCTGAGCAACGAACGGAGATTCAGGAACTCATCGCACAACACAAAGCGGCGCGTCCGGACGGAAATCTTTCTGCTGCCAAGCGCGGCATCCAATGGGTCGTTGATCATGCCGAGAAGCTTGGTGTTCTGGCCAGCATGTTTCGCGACTTCTTCGGTAAGTAACTGTCGCGGGTCAGATTGTTCCGAGGTCGTTACCGGCAACCACCCGGAACCGGCAATGCCAGTCCTTGCCAATGAGCGCGATCGGCTCGCCATCGATGCCGAAGAACGCCTGTAGCCGATGGGCCAGCAACTCCTTCTGCTTCTGGAGGCCGCGGTCGGCGTTTCCCCTTTTCCACGAAATGACACCGTCGCCGGCGGCGAACTTGGCCAAGAGGTGCCACTGCTTCGTCGGGCGTCGGTTGCGCCGGCTCGCCATTCCCATGCGGACGCAGTCGCACTCCTCAACGGCCCCGGACACGTTCACATGGACGGTGTGACCATCCAGGAAGCGGATGGCAACGTCACTCCACGTCGCCCCGGCGGGTGTGGGGAATCGGGCACCTTCGTCGCGGCAAGCGTCGGTATTCACGTGCGCCCCGACGAAGTCGCGCAGCGCCTCGCCCAGCGGCTGTCGCGCCTCGAACACCCCCTCACCCTGCCAGTCGAGCGTCTCTTCAAGCGCGATCCACGCCGCCGAACGTCCGTCGATGAGCCGGCTCAGCGGCTCGCTGCCGGCCCGGCGCGAGGGCGTCGCGAGAACGAACGGCCGGCGCGACAGCGCCGAGACGTACCCCGCGTTCTTCACCTGTTCGCCCGCGTCCCTGGTCGTCGCCAGGTACACCGGGAACCGCTCCCCCTCCACGGGCACGAAGTCACCCAGCCACCACAGGCGGGTGCCCATCCCCACCGACGCCGTCTCGCCGGTCAGCCCCAGGGCCGACGCCGCGCCCCGGAAGAGCGCCGACGCGTCCAACTGCCACAGCACGATGTCCTCGCGGGCGATCGCGGCGGCTTCGGAGGTCTCCTCGTCCACCGCGACGATGTCGTCCTCGTCGTGCACGACGATCCGGCGGCCCTCGATCGTGCCGGGCCACGGCACCGACAGCGCGAGCTGCTCCATCGGCCTCAGGAGCGGCTGGAGGAACTCCAGCTCGTCCCCCATGTGCTCGCGCCAGACCGAGCGCACGCCCGCCCAGCCGTGGATGTTCTCAAGCGCACGCCAGAGCCGCATCGCCCCCTCCGATCACAAAGCCCCGGTTGCGGAGGAACGACTCGACGAGGTCCGCGTCCTCGTCGCGCGTGTACTGGGCCACGTTCCCGTGCCGGATCGTCACCGAACGGGGCTTCGAGGAGTCGGCAAAGACGATGTCGAACTTCGCCGCCGAGAGCAGCGCGTCGCGCGGGATCGACTCGCGCGAGGCTTCCAGCGCGAGGAACACGTCGTCGGCCTGCTCGACTCGGGCGTGGCGGAAGTGGCCCCCGAGGTACATCCGCAGTTCGGTCAGGCGCACGTGCCGCAGGCCGGGCACGTCGGCGCACACCAGGCACGCCCGCCCCTCGCGGAGCGGGTCCAGCGTGTAGCGGGCCACGCCCGCGGGGAAGAACTCCGCGCGGCCGAAGAGGTGCGATCCCACTGCGCGGCGGTAGAGCTCCCGCTCGCGCTTCCCGCCGCCGTTGATGCGGATCTCCCACGTACGGCGGTCGAGGACGATCACGCCGAAGGCCATCGGCCGGAAGTGCACGCTCCCCGGCTCGCCCGCGTCGAGCCGCCCTTCGCGGCGGTACGGGCCGCCGTGCCGCACCACCAGCCGCACCTCGTGCTCGTGCTCGAACGGGAACACGCGCGCCCCCACGCCACGCCGCTTCTCCACGTACCACGCGGCGATCTGCGCCTCCAACGCCGCCAGCACCTCGCCCGCGGGCGCTCGGTACGCCCGCGCCGCCCCGGGGCTTGGCGCGTAGGTCTCGAAACTCTTCCGCCTCAGCACCGCCGTCTCCGCGTGCGTGCGCCGCAGCATCTCCGGCGAGTGCAGCCAAACCTGCGTGGCGACGTCGGCGGGCGAGAAGTGGTGCGCCGGGTCGAGCTCCAGGCCGGCGCTCCGGGCTTCCTCCGCCAGCGACTCCATCGCCGACGGCGTGGACATCTCGTGGATGTGCCAGAGGGCGTCGATGAGGGCCGCCGGCGTGTCGCGGTGCGGCTGCAGCACGGCGACCGCCAGCGCCTCATAGTTCAGCCGCTCGGGATCTTCCGGCAGGACGCACCCGTGCCGCGCGAGGAACTCCGCGTGCGGCCGCACCAATGCGTGGAGGTGGAGCGGCGCGATCTCCCGAAGTGAAGACGAATCCGTGAACCGACGAAACGCAAGGCTGCCCATGGCGGGGTCTCCGACCAGACCGAGTGCCAGGCCCTGCCCTCCTTGGCGCGGGCCACGAAGACCCGAGTGTATCCCGAACCATGAAGCCGTGCGGGTTCCGATAGGGTATTGACAACAATTCCCCGGTTCATCCACAACAGCCGCTGTAACTTCCTGTCAATTCGACCCTTGGGCGTCTCCAGCCGCCGCCAGATTTCGCCACGCGCGGCGCTGGTCCCCCCAGTCGTACAGCCTCGTGATCGGCCGGAGGTGCCGCTCGGTGACCGGGTCGTCCCCGGCCTCGACGCGCGGCAGGAACAGGATCTCCTCCTGGATGTCCGGCGCGAGGTGCAGGAGGTTCATGATCTGCGACACCCGCGCCCGCGTGACGTGCCCGAGCCGCGCGATCTCCGCGAAGTCGCGGACCTGTCCGCTCCGCAAGAGCCCCTCGAACCGGATCGCCAGGGCCATCAGTTTCGACACGCGGGGCACGCGCCCGGGCGGCGGCAGCACGACGACGGGCGCCTCCCCCTCGCGCAGCTCGATGCGGTTCTCAGGGCCGCGCCCGAGGTGGACCTTGAATGCGACCGTCGCGCCCGCGCCGCGTGCACCGCTCATGACGCCGCCTCCTTCGCCAGCCACTCCGTCTCCGGGTGGAACGTGATCGCCACTTCGCCCTTGGCCCCGTCGAACTCCACGCGCCGCACGATCAACCGCATCAGCCGCGCCCGCTCGCGCGGGCTGAGCGACCGCCAGAGCGGCTCGAACTCGACCGCGCTGGCCTCGACCTGCTCGCGCGAGACGAGCCGCTCGTTCACCGCCGCGATCATGTCGCGCAGCGACGCCGCCCGGGCCTCGACGGCCCGGGTGCGCTCGGCCAGGTCGGCCAGGCGCTCGGTTCGAGCTCCGTCCCGCCCCGCTTCCGCCACGGCCCGGCGCGTCTCTGACGCGAGCCACTTCAGTTCCCGCTCCAGCACGGCCAGTTCGGCCGCGTGCGCCGCGGCCTGTTCGCTATCCTGCCGCCGGGCCTGCTCGAGCACCAGTTCCACCAGCGCGTGGTCGCGTCCCATCGCCCGCACACGCTCCAGCACGAACCGCTCGATCTGTTCCGCCGGCACCGCCTTGCTCGGGCAAGCGTGGTACCCCGACGCCTGCGCCGTGAAGCAGACGTAGTAGCGGTAGCACTGCCCGTTCTCCTTCCGCGTGCAGGAGTGGATCATCGGCTTGTCGCACGCCCCGCACCGCAGCACGCCCTTGAGCACCGCCCCGTACTTGTTCATCACCACCGACCCGCCCGTGCGCCCGTTCTCGCGGAGCAGCGCCTGCGTCCTGGCCCACGTCTGTTCGTCCACGATCGCCGGCTGCTCCCCGTCGTACACGTTGCTCCCGTGCCGGACCTTGCCCGCGTAGAGCACGTTGGTGAGCAGGCCGTGCATGTTCCCCTTGGTGAACGGCACGCCGCCCATGACCCGCCCGTCCTTCGTCGTCCAGCGCTTCGTCGTCCACCTGCGGGCGTTGGCCTCCGCGACCGCGCGCCCGATCGACTCGGTGCGCAGGTACGTGGCGAACACCTCGCGGACGCGGCACGCCTCCTCCTCGTTGACCACCAGCCGCGTGTCGATGGCGTCGTAGCCCAGCACGGGCCGACCGCCCGCGTACTTGCCCTTCTGCCGGGCCAGGGCGATCTTGTCCCGCGTCCGCTCGCTGACCAGTTCCCGCTCGAACTGCGCGAACGACAGCAGGATGTTGAGCGTCAGCCGCCCCATCGAGTGCGTCGTGTTGAACTGCTGCGTCACCGAGACGAACGAGACCCTGTACTTCTCGAACTCGCCCATCATGCGGGCAAAGTCCATGAGCGACCGCGACAGGCGGTCCACCTTGTAGACCACGACGCAGTCGATCCTGCCGGCCCGGATGTCGTCCATGAGCCGCGTGAGCGCCGGCCGCTCCATGTTCCCGCCGGTGTACCCGCCGTCGTCGTACTTCTCCGGCAGGCAGGCCCACCCCTCGGCCTTCTGGCTGGCGATGTACGCCTCGGCGCTGGCCCGCTGCGCGTCCAGCGAGTTGAACTCCTGCTCGAGCCCTTCCTCCGTGCTCTTGCGCGTGTAGATCGCGCAGCGGATCACAGGAGGCCGGGCCGGCGGCTTGACGCCGTTCGTGCGCGTGGGGGTGGGGGTGCGAGCGCTCATGCCGATGCCTCCTCGCCCCGCGTCGCGCCCTTGGCGATCCCGAAGAACAGGTGCCCGTTCCAGTGCCCGCCCGTCACCTCGTTGGCGATGGCCGTGAGCGACCGGTACACGCGGCCCTCGTGCTCGAAGCCCTTCTCCAGCACCTTCGCCACGATCTCGCGACCCTTGTACCGCCGCGTCAGCAGCGTCCCCGGCATCGGGCCGTGCACGGCCCGGGTCATCCGGATCGGGGCGACCAGCGGCCGCGCGCCCTCAACCGGCACGGCCGCCGGTGCCCGCGTCCGCAGGTCCGCGTCGTCGGCCAGTTCCGCCGCCCGCCGCCGCGCCCGCTCGGAAAGGTCGCCCTCGGCCCGGGCCTGGAGCCGCCACGCGATCCGCCGGACGAGGTAGTCGCGGTTGGACGACCTCGTCTGCTCGCCGAACAGGTCCGCGTAGCGGGCCTTGAGGTCCGCCATCGGCAACGCCGCCAGTGTTCGCAGTTCTGCGTAGACGTTCATCGATCGCCTCCGTCATCCCCGGGGCCGCCACGGCCGCCGGGGAGCGGACGATCACGGCCTGCATCTTCCGCACCGTCAAGTCGGAGAGTCGCCGCGGTGACCGGAGAGCGCGAAGGAAACCCATGCGACCGAGCGGGCCTACGCCCGCGCTCGGCTCCATGCTCGATCGACTGCACATGCTCGGATTCGCCCCCATGCTCCGGCGGGTGCGCGACGCCCGCCCCGGGGCGCTTGGCCAGACGGCGCACCGCCAGCCCCAGCAGCGCGGCGACCTCCCGCCGCCGCTGCTCGGGCGACATCGCGGCCTCGGGATGCTTGACGGGCACGGGCGGCCTCCGGGCATGGTGCGTGGGCGGCCGCACCAAGAGGGCCGCTCACTATTCACCTAAGCCGGAGGGGGGCGAGTTGTTGCCGGGGTTTCACGCATCGGCCAATTCGCAGCCGCAGCGTTTAGGTGCTCCACGCGCGGAGTCGTTCCTTGACTTCACTCGTCCACGGCGGCGCATTCCATGCATAGCTAAAAGCCCACGGAGCGATCCCGGAAGTCACGACGCCAAACTTCATAGGTTCCAACGCCAGCGGAGATCCCCGGTTCACCTCCAGCAGGTTGAATGACGCATGAATAAGTTCCGGGGCACGAGATCGGATTGACTCGTACCACGCGACTTGTCGCTCCACTGAGGCCACAGTCTGCCCGGGCCATCCGAGTATCTGATTGATGACCACTGCAATTCCAGTATCTGTGGCCGCTCGGAGCACGCTCTCGCACATGGCCACGTCGAGCGGCTTGGCAAATAACGACTGGCCCGCCGGGTCGATGGTCTCAAGGCCAAACTCGAGTGTGCGGCAGCCGCTGAGGAATAGGTCGCTCAGAAATGCACGCGTAAGCGCGGCATTCAATAGGGTAGTGGCGCTCCACTCGATGTCTACGCCTGCCTCACGGAGCACACGGGCGAGCGTGCGAAGATTCTTCACCGTGAACAGGGAGTCCTTGAACGAGACTCGGCGTACTCCAGTCGCTTCAACCAAGTGAGCGAGCGCCGCAATCACGCGTGGCCAGTCGGGCTCGATATCCACCGTCGGCTCGACGGCCGGGTATGTGCAGTAGGTGCATTGACCGAACGCACATCCACGAGTCAACTGCATGGGGATGGTCACGCGGGCCGGGTCGTACAGTCGAATCGCATCCGCGTCCAAACTCGGCCTGTATTCGAACACACTCGTGGAGGACCGTGGTCGACCATTCACGGTCGGACTTATCGCTTTGGTGCAGGCCGCCGCCCGACCATCGCCGGCACCGATGCCGATTGCCGGGGGCAGCGAGTCGTGCTGCAGAATATGGCGCACGACTTCGACAAAATGCACTTCGCTGTGCCCCGGCATGAACAGATCGAAGTCGGCCCCATAGCGACAATCTGTCGCAATCGCTTCCGCGAGCAGTGTGACGTGGCTACCGCCCCCGACGACCCGGGTAGTGGGCCACCGACGCTTCGAAAGACGTGCGACTAGGAGCGCGAAGAACACCTGGGGTGGTCCCATGATCGACAGCCCGAGCACTCGCGGCGGCACGGGATACTGCGAGAAGAGGGCCTCCTCAACGAACCGCCGGCACGAGGACGATGGTTCGCACGCTCGATCGATAGCCCGTTCAATCGATTCGAAGCCGTAATGCATGCCGAGAATCGGATTGGAGGCAGTGGGCAGATACAGCGGCGCTTCAGAATTGAGAGGGCAGGTTGCCAAGTAGTGGTCACGCGCAGCGTGCGTCGCCGCGCGGTCCTTGTCCTGATCGCCAATCACGCGGCTCACGGATGCCGCCGGATGCGGCTTGAATCGATTCAAGTACCGCACGCTCATATCCGCAACATCCAATCGCAAGCCCGCGTTCGCAGCGCAAGTCTTAAGGAGGTATGGACCCAGCGGCGGGTTCGTGTCGGTTGGCGACAGCGGGGGCACGGCGACAACGACATCAAAGTTGTGGCTCATGCCGCACCCCCAATCACGCAGGCCGCACAGCCCTTGATGGCTGCGCAGCGATCCGCAAGGGCCTTCGTCAATCGGGCCACCGCAACTGCCGCAACAATCGCGTTCGGGTGTGGAATGTGGTTGCAGTTCAGCAGGGGGAGCTGCAGATCCCGGCACAGCGCGTGAAGATCCGCTCCGTGTTGTGTCCGTGTAAGGCCGCGAGCGCATACGACGAGGGCGAGCCGGGGATCGTGGAGCCGGGACTGAAATCGCCGCGACGATGCGTCGGACTTGCGCGTTGGGCAGTGAATCGCTCGGTCAAGTCTCAGGCAGGACTCGATTCTCTGGATGGTCTTCGGGCAAGGATCGCCACCGACAACGAGCACTCTTGTGCCTGCCAGCGAGGATCGGATCTGATGTGCTTCGATCTCGTTCATGTGCAAACTCCTCAGTCGTATGTGTGACCGATCAGCCATGCCGATCGATCTGACGGGTTCGCGCGACGCCCCGAGAGGGCTTGAGCGAGGAGTTCCTCGCCACGGTCGCATGATCAATAGCCGTTATTCGCCTTCACGGGTTGCGGGCTTGTTGACCCGCTCGGTCTCCTTGGTTCGTGAAAGCTCCTTGATGCGTGTGCGTTGAGCACCATCGGGATCGGGCTGGATTCCCAACCCAAGCATATGGGCTTGCTTGAGCCACCACAGCGCTGACATCACGGCGCGTCGGGGTGACGTTCCCTCGGGCAACCCCCGCTGGTGGCGCAGCGACTGGGATGCTGATTTCGCCGCTTCCCTGACGCGAGGATGTGGATCGTGCGTGGACGACCAATTCAGGGCCCGGTGGCCTTTGCCGTCCGGGTTCACCCGGAGGTCCACTACAGCCCGAATCATGCAGTATCGCCATTCCGGCACCGGCTCGGTCATGTCGTCGTCCGTCCGCACCTGCCCGCTGGCGGCTGCAGCCTCGCGTTCCTTCTGGCTCCACCGATCTGTGAGCCGTTCCAGCAGGTACGTGGCCATGCGAGCGCGCAGTTGCTCTAGGTCGAGATCGCCTCGCTGCTCGCGGGCTGCGTAGGCATGGAACATCGTGTTCAATAGTCCGGGTATCGCGTTCCAGGGGGTGGGCGGTGGATCGTCGGCAAACTCCTCCCAGTACCTCAAATCTCGCGCGAGCGCCGGCGTGCGAAGCGCGCGGAAGGCCAAGAGGAGGGGCTTCATGCAACGCCAGAGTCCACCGTGATACGCGAGGAGCTTGCAGCACCTCTCGATGTGTGGCAGGCATTGAAGGAATCGATCTGCATTGCCCGCCTCGTCGGTTGCAGCCGAACCGAAGATCGATCGCGCCCTCGACAGGTCTTCTGTTGCCGCGTCGAGCACCCGTTTCCGAACCTCGGCGGGACAATCGGCCGCTTCCGCGTCCCACGCCATGCGGAACAAGAGCATCCATGTCGAGCGCAGGAGGGGGTCAACTTCCTTGCCCTTCTCGACGACGCGTCGATCGAGTTCCTCAAAGTACGGGCGCATTGCCCGCGCGAACGTCCGCAGCGTGGGGACCCATTCCTGCGTGTGCCCTTCGAAGCACTCGAATTGGCACCCATACTCGGAGTTTGCAAACCGGGTCGTCGCTGCCTGCGCCGCGGCCGTTACCAAGGGGATGATGGTGTCGGTTGGTTCAGCCTGGAGCATCTTTGCCATGACATGGAGAGGCAGGGCTCCGAGTTGCCACACCCATGTTCGGAACGACCGCGGGTCAAGCCACGCCGTCCCATCCATCCACTGCTGCCCATTCGGTCCAAGCGAGAAACCGGCTGGCCACCAGCGACCATCGCGGCCAGACACTCGCATCCTCTCCACATCGACTACCCGCGAAAGGTCAATGGCGTTCGTCTGGAGCAGGAGCCGCATGAAAGTGGTCGCGCGCTCGCAACGTCCAAAGGAAGCATCCTTCGACCACTCGGAAACGATGTGCTTGGGCCAGCCCGCTCTAAGCACTCGTTCAAAGTCCGCGCCATGCCGACGCATTTCATCCACAACCTCAGCCCACCGCGACTCCGACAACGACCAGATGTCGCTCGGCTGACCCGCCCCCTCTCGCGGTACAACAAGGCGAGGAATCCAAACGCAGCCTGTGAGCGCCGCGAGCATCAGGAGCAGAGCGGCATCGCGGTCCCCTTCGGCGTGCATGCTTTTCGTGAGCGCGAGAAGCAGTACATGGGCCTCAGTGGTGTCGGACAGCTGCCCGTCCGTAGTGCCACATGCCGGTAGAACTTTGAGAAGCAGGTCCGCCAGCCAGTCGGCATCGGACGCGTCCCACCCGCCTTCAACAAGTCGGCGGATCGCCTGCCGGTGTGCGCCACGCGCGACCGGCGCATCCGGTTCGACTACTGGAAATGGCTTGTCCTTGTTCCGCGGCATTTGTCGGCCTCTCTCGAGGAGATGGCTTCCCGTTGACTTCGCACCGAACTGTCGACTGCGTTTGGGTGAAGCCCCGCGAGGGCGTTCCGGTAAGTGCGGCCTCAATGTGAGGTCCATGCGCACGCAGCTGCACAAGTGTTGGGCACCTCCCGTTCGCGGTCAAGAGCCCTTCGTAGCCGGTTCGCGTCCGTTTCGGGGTCCGATCCGAACGGTCCTGTCAACCAGCGGCGGCGGTAACCGGAGAGTTCGAGAGTTCGAGAGTTCTCCAAGGGGTGGCGATCCGGGACGTGGACTGTTCGGATCGACCCCCTCGCCTCACGCTTCAAACCGAGAGCGCGGCGGCGGGTGCAGCCAGGCGCGGCAAGTGGCCGATTCGTCGGGAGTTGCGGCGGGTTTGGGCGACGGGCCGGAGTCGCCCCTTGCCGGTAACCAAAACGGCCCCGCCAAGGGCGGGGCCGTCGAAAACTCCCCGACCTGGACTCGAACCAGGAACCTAGCGGTTAACAGCCGCTCGCTCTACCATTGAGCTATCGGGGATCGGGTTATGCGGCCTTCGGGCGGGGGTTGTTTCGCTCCAGCGTGCGGGCA